AAGTCATTCATTGTTGGTCTTCATCATCTTGAGAAGGTCGGCAGTCGTCAAGAATAGGTTGTTGTTGGTGACGTTCTTCTGCTCTGGCTCGTCAGTCTTCTGAAGCTCTTTGTTCTTCTTCTGAAGCTCAAGCAGGTCCTTGTTAGCGTCTACCATGGTCTTGATGAGGTTGGTTACCACCTCGAATGCTCTCGGCGACTCTGACTGCTTGGCAATGTCCATGATGTGTTCGAGCGCGTCTGAGCCCTTCTCTATAACGTCGTAGAGATTCTTCCTAGCATACTCGTAGTCGTCGTTTTGAATCTTTGGAACCAGATCACTTATCTTTGCCCTCTCAGGCATGAGCGGCAGGTTGAGTGAAGTTCCTATAATGTCTTTTTTATGGGCCATTGTTAGTTGTCGGGAAGTCCGTTTGTGTTATGATGTAGTCATAGTTACTAGTCTCATCAATAGACTGGTAAGATACAGTATTAGCCAGAAGAATAGTCGGATTACCATTTGCGTCTAGTCCGGGCTGCGTAGTAGTCTGAGTTATTGCTATGTTGGCTTCCATCGGCGCAAATGAATTGATCGTGGCTATCTTGATCACCTTAGCCTGCGAAGTAGGACCGTAGAGGTATGCCTTCATCGTGAAATCGATTCTCCAGACGAGTGCTCGCCTCTCTGTGAATGCGGCATCATATGTGTCTTGATACTGAACTGACTTTATGATGACCGGTATGTCTGTATAGCCATCAAAGTCTTGAAGAAGCTTTGCAGATACAGTCCACTCCGGAGTAAAGTAAGGAAGGATCTGCTCGACGATTCTAGTGCCGTCTTCAGTCTCCTTGACCATGATAGATAGTTCAAAGTCTATGTCGTAGGGTACCGGAGTATAGACTTTCTGAAGTACGCTGTTTCCGTTGACATTGTTCTTGGTGTAGTACGGGACTGTAGTCTGGAGCTTGCGATCAGAAGCGTAGGATATACCGGTAATCTCGAACCCCATCCTTGGAAGTGAGATTGCCGTCTTTGCTATACCGGTAGGGTTTGCCTCTACGCGCGCTAGGAACTTATCGCGAGGACCGTACGCAATTGGTACCGTGAAGGTACTGTTTACTGAGCCATCGGTGTTGTGTCTCTCGACCTTGATGTTGTTGAACAGGGTGCCGAAGATGACTACGTACTTCCTAAAGAGTGAGTGATAGTAGGGAACTGAAAGCATTAGAGTTTATTTCCTGTCTCACCGAATGGATCAAACTCAGTAAAGTCTATGAAAGATGCTGACTCTTTGTCAAATACTTCGTTTTCAGCCTGTGGATCAATTATGTCTATAGCATAGGTCTCTAGCAGAATAGGCTCGCCTGCTTCTGTAAGAATAGGAAAACCATTTTCAGTAGTGATCTCGTAAGATGCAGAGTCCAGAGTCAGCGCATTGTATACGTTATCGATCTCTGCTATTCCCGTACTGAACTTGTCACTGTTAGCCTCGTACAGCTCACAGGTTAGGTCGTAGCTCTGCAGCGATCCCATCTGAAAGAATACTGGCTTAACGTCTGCGAGCTTGATCTGGTATAGAGACTGAGTAAGTGGGAACCATATCAAGTCGCCTTCGTTTGGTCTAGTCTCATAGTCGTAGTTGCCGACTTCAGAAGCAAAAGACCTTCTAGACATAGTGAATACTATCTGGTCCCTTACCTGTATTCCGAACTTAGACAGGAACTCACCGTCGCCCTCGAAGCCGTTGACGTTCTTTATATAGACCTCGACGAGGTATGAAGATTCAAATGTAAAGTAGGAGCCTTCCCTGAATACGTCGTCTTTATTGTTGACTTTTCTAGGGATGTAGTAGACGTCGATACCGTACATCTTGATAGACTCTTCTATCAAGTCTTCAATCAAGTTCTGCTCAGGCGTAGAGCTAAAGTTATTAAAAAAGAAATTAGAAGCCATAGTCAGCCTATCATGTCATAGGCTGGAAGTGAGTAGCCGCTCGACATCTCAGCCTCTAACTTCTCTATCTCCGCTTCTGCATCGTTGTATATCTTCTCACCGTTGAAGGTCACACCGCCCGGAAGCTGCATGCCGTTGAACTTGGTGAGGTTGGACCCCCACTGCTTCTTGATAAGCTGAGTAGCGTATCTCTGAAGCCAGCGATCGTTCCATATCTTTGGAAACTTGAGCGGGTCGATTATCTGATAAGCTACTACTAGTAAGAACTGTCCGGCCTGTACTTTCTGCCAGTTGACGTCGATGTAGAACCTGTTAGTGTTCCTGTTGTGTCTGATCGGCTGCTTGCCTACGAGTAGGTCTTCTAGCAGCTGGATCTGCTGGAACGCCATGTAGTACGGAACCATCGACTGGTACGTCAGCGTATAGAGATCGTTGAGCGCTATCTGGTAGCGAATGTTGAAGATGTTGTTAGTCGCTATGTAGTCGCCGATAGGGAAGATGTCTACAGCGCCGATGATGTTGTCTGGAAGAACGATGTATCCACCCTTGTATCCTGTAAGCACTGCACCGGATCCCGTAGAGGTGTTTACAGTGACGACGGGGTCTAGCTGGTACTTAGAACCGATGCTGGTGATGTTGATTTTAGTGATAGTACCCTGACCGTTGGTAGTAAGCGTAGCAGTAGCCCCGCTTCCCACTACGTCTCCGCGACCTCTGCTGATAGTTATCGTGTCGGTGTTTGAATAGCCGGTACCGCCGGAAGAGATGATGATCTCTTTAAGAACGTCTGGAAAGTCGCTGGCCTGATAGTTGTACCTATAGTACTGCTTCTCTACGCCGTCAAAGTGATAGTCGTAGTAGTACAAGAGAGCTTGGTCGACGCGGTCGTCTACCTGATCTATGTCGACGTTTATGTCGATGACTGGTTTGCCGAGAGCTCTCAGGCAGTATTCCTTGAACTCGTCTCTATTAGTAGGTGTGGCCATGGCAGATATCCTTTTTTAGTATTTATCATCCATAGCAAGTTACGTTGCCGCTTCCAGCAGAAGCGTAGGGATTGCAGTGTGCCCCTCCCAGCGGTACGCAGTTGACGTCTGCAGATGCTGGGTCATTGACTACTACCACTTTCTTACCGTTGATCTTTACTGTAGTGCCGGCGGGGTTTAGTTGCCCGCCGGTCTCACTGTTCTGGTCTTGGTCTACTGCCCATAGCTTGCCATTGACGAATACCGTAGACTGGCCGGTTACTACTGTAGTTGCAGCGCAGGCCCTTAAGTCTCCGTTTCTATGAGCAGCAGTCATCAGGCGCCCAAGATCTGCTTGAAGTCTTCGGTGTGCTTCTCGCGATCTTCTAGACCGATAGTGCCGCCGTTGATCTTCTTGGTGACTGCGGTAACGTCGTCGTTGTCAGCTAGGTGGTTGAGACCATTCTTGTGCCAGAACCAAGCAGCCGACTCTACTGCGCCTTGCGGAGTACCTAGGTAGGTAACAGCCTCTTCTAGTTCCACCCCGGAATCAGTAGCGAAGCCAGAATAGTTGCTTTTTCCGGTAAGTTGGATAAGTCCGCGGCCGCGAAACCGATAGCCGTCACCAGAAGCAGTATCACCGTTGCCCATTCTCGAAGCGTAAACGACGTTGGCGATCTTTTCTGGCTGCCTTGCATATTCATTTGGGTCTTTATCTTTAAAGTACTTAGGGAAGATCTTAGTGAGACCGTCTGCTGAGTAGTTGAGGTTCTCCTCGATGACTCTGAACCCGCCGGACTCATGTGCAGTCTGGGCTAGAAAGTGTGCTAGTCTAAGAGCAGAGTTGATCTCGTACTTGCTAGACAATACGTCCAGTGAAGATACTAGTGCGTGTACTACTTCTGGCTTGCAGCTTGGATAACTGTGCTTGATCTGTTCTTCGGTGATCATGATTATACTCTCAGTTAGAATGGAAGGTCTTTAATTGTAGTAGGTGGTGCTACAGCAACATTAATTGCATCAGCTACAGCAGATTCGTAGTATGCTATATTTGAAAAAGTATCTACCCAACCATCGAAGATTTCTTTAGTAAGATCTTTATATTTAACAAATTTTGATGGGTCTGGTGAAGTTAGGTCTACTTTAAAGCCAACTGGAATACTCGTCCCACTGTCTGAGTCACTTCCAGTTAAAATGCAATAAAATGACTTTACAACATCTTTAAGTTTGCCTTCAGTAGCAACTGCAACTTGTGAGTATTCTTTTAAATATGTAATGTTCATGTTAGACTCCTATTGCTTGCCATGTACAAAGATTTGTTGCTGCTACAGCCTGTGAGCTTCTCACTTGCAACACTGTCGTATTAGCACCCGCTGCGTATCCATAAAAACCAGTTAAACCAGAGGTAACAGACCAACTATATACAGTTGTAAATGCTGTAGTAAATGTAATATTGCCAACAGACGTGTTAGCTAAAATATTACCCCATTGCATTAACAATCCATTTGCTAAACGAGTATAACCATTATTAGCAGTGATAGATGATGTGCCTAGAGTAAAGGTGTTGGTACTTACGTTAGCAAATCCAGTTATTGTAGTATTACCAGCCGCTAGTGTGGTATCTATTGTAGCATTACCGTAGACTCTAGTGCCACTTAATAAGTTTGCCATTTAAACTTCTCCAATGAATACTTATATTTATGCTGGTTTAGTATATTCATCAAATATACCAGTAATTTGTAAGCTGCCGGTAGAACTCAATCTCTGAACTGCTACACCAGATCCAGCATAGTTATATATAGTAAACGGTGAAGTGTTTGAGTTTACTGACGGTGTTCCAGTTATAGTAAATGAAGCACCAATTGAACTACTGTCTACAAATTTATTAGATTTACAAGTTAATACTTTTGTATTGGTTATAGCTGTAAGCGGTGCAGTAGGAGGGGTGAAAGCCCCAGTGTAGACTGCAGTGCCTATCACTACTCGAAAATTAGATATATATCCGTTCCAAGTCTGCGCAGTGTTATCGCCGTATTGTCTACCGATATTTACTGGTACGTTTGATACCGTTGGAGTAAGTGCGTTACTAGCAACAGATACACCGTTAACATACAACGTATTTGTACCACCACTGCCAACTAATGCGACATGATTCCAAACACTAGGTAGAAATTTTTGAGCTGCCGAAGTTTGTATTTTACCGCTACCATTTCCATTGACAAAGAATGATATTGAATTGCTTGTGTTTACATACACTGATATACCAGCTGTACCAGAACTGGCTGCAGGTGTAAGTGTGAAAATTCCCTGCTGTGAAGCACCAGTACTTATACCGTATGCCCAGCACTCTATTGTATAGTCACCAGTAGATATATTATATGCTGTACTAGCAGCTATAGTTAGATAATCAGGAGTAGCACTATTAAAAAAGTAATTATAAAATCCATCTAATGTATTAGGTGTTTGTGGTGATGATGTTACTGTACCATTTTTAGTAATGGTTGCAGCATTCGTGCTAGTATCTAAAATGTTATTAACAGATGTGTTTGGTGGATTTATCAGTAGTTGAGTATTAGCAATAGCGTTTGGCGGTTGAATTGGTGCAGTAAATGCAGAAGTATATACTGCTGTACTTTTCACTACACGAATTCCAGACATATATCCTGTAAATTTACTCGTCCCATTACCATTAGCACCAACGTTAAGAGTAACAGAGCTTTCATATACTAGTGCACCAACAGATCCATTAGTTTGAGTTCCAGAACTTACACCGTTTATATAAGTCGTAAATAC